TTCGTTGCCATCTTAAAATTATGACTTACTAATTAAGATAAAGAGATCATCGACACGCTGTTCAAGACGTGAACTTCTTTCGTCTATTCGGTTAATTGCATCCTTAATGGATGTGCCTGAATTAGGGCGTAACTCATTAAGCCAGCCTTTAACCAAAAAACGTAACCCTACGAGCCCGCCTGATAGCACGGCTATAACGCCAGCGCCAAAGCCAGCCCATTCTCCAGGTGTCATTTGTCATTAGCACCGATGCCATAGGCATTGTCGGATTTGTCTAAAGCCCTAGCTGCTGGCCCTGCTAATGCTGCAACTACTACAGAAACTGCTGGGTCTAAACCTAATTCATTACTTGCTAAGAATGTTAAGAAAGATACCAATACGCCACGTGCATATGACTTTAGTATCGCCTTTTGTTTTTTGCTTATCTTCATATCTTGCCCCCTAGTAGTGGTATATCAAACGCCTTGCCATCTTTGTCGCCTGCTTTTGTAAAGCTAATGTGTATGTGTCGATAATGACCATTCACGCCACGATACTTACGCCACTTCCAATTTAATATCTTGCTGGCGATGTGTCCGTTATGGATGACGTAAGATATACGTTTATCGGTCTTTCCAGCGATTCTGATTTGGTCAGCCAAATAAGCGCTGATCCCCTCGGATGTACCCAAGCGAGAATCAACATCAACGGCTCTGACCCATCCATTTTCGTCTGGACGATGATCCGATTTTCTGGTGGAGTGACGGCTATCGCCCACCCACCCATCACTGGCAGTACGCCTATCTGGAAACCAGGTATCAACTTGATCTCTTAACTGCACACCAGCTGCACATAGTTTAGGTTTCATCGCCATAATCTTGAGGGATTGTGCCTAGGCTAGAAGTAGCCTTGCCTCATCCTCTGTGATTCCAAGCCGTTCTAGCAGGGCTGCTTTCTCAGCAGCCTTTGCTTCGGCTTCGGCTTCCATTTTTGCAAACTCAACTTGATCTAATTTGTATTGTTCAAATTCAGAATCTGTCATTTCCCGATCAACAAATTCATTATTGCCTGTGTAAATTCTAACTATTGGTTTTTTCATTATTTTACTCCATAAATATAGACTGAACCGCCAGAAAATGTGCCTGAACCGATCGCTATTGTAATGCTAGTGATAGCCGCTGTATTATTCCATTGATTTAAAGTTTCCCACCATTCTGTGCCAAAACCAGTAAAATCAGCGATCGCTCTGGTAGAAAAAATTTTATATTCAGTTGAACTGTATCTTTGTATTTCAGCATCAAAAACACCAATAGTGTTATATGCAGTTCCAGTTCCAAAACCACCAAAGTAACCAAAAGTGCCAGTAGCATTTGCAGTGCTTAATGAAGAAGCATTTTTAGTTACCCTATATTGATAATTTGAAGCAGTATCGCCATTATATCTAAAATAAATATTAGAAGCACCCGATAAATAAACCCCCCTGCCAATAATGACTAAGTTTGTATAACTTCCGCTGATTGTTGAACTCGTTACACTTGAACCACTTAAAGATAATGTTTCAAGCAAAGTCATACCACCGCTAGAGGGAGCCTGCCACTTTAACCCAGTCGCTTCCGCACTATCCGCTACAAGTGTGTGTCCGTTTGTGCCTACTGCTAGGCGTGCAAAAGTGTCTGCACCAGTACCTACAACAAGATCACCCTTGGCATCTATTGCGGTTGCCATAGAGTTTGTAACTGTGACTGTGCCAGAAGTGCCACCACCTGAAATACCAACACCAGCGGTAACGCCTTCAATATCGCCAGTTGCGCCAGATGCAACCCACGCTGCACCATCGTAATACCACAAACTGTTATTGTCTTTGGTAAATGCAAAGTTACCTTCTGCTGGTGCTGTTACAGCTGCATCTCTAGCAGTTGCATTAGCAAACACCCAGATACCTTGCATTAAGTAGCCATCAACATCGGCTGCGGTTAATACCTCGCCTGTTGTAAAGTCCTTAAATCCTAATCCTGCTGCCATTGTCTCTCCTTAGTAACTGAGCACATTATAGTCTAAAGTGCCATAGATATTGTTATTTAAAATTAGGGCGTCGATTACTGGCTCCAGCGTAGTAAAGATGACCCTAAAACTGTTTGGGGTGATGACGTTTTGCACGCCAAATATCTGCAAAGTCTTGTCTAGGGTTGATCCGCCTGGCTGGGTGGTAACTACTCTGATCGGATCGAAGAAATCAAGCTCCAAAGCTGCAATTATGCCTGCGTTGTAATTAGGGGTGTACAGGTCTAACTCTATGGAATCGCATCGCACGCTGGTCTCGGCTCTACTAGCTGTATAAGCCTGGGCGTAATCTAGGGCTACGGCATCGGTCTGCATTAGCAGGTCTTGGATTTGGTAACTGTGTATAAAGTATTTATCTATTGAGGCTTGGTTAATGGCAGTTTGTGGCGTGCCACCTGTCCTAGTGACAGTAGATGAGTTGAAGATTAGGGTGTCATCTAGCTTCCAATTAGCGTTAGCATAAGCAATACCTGTGCCATTGTCATTAAAGGTAGTGACTGTGCCACCTATTGAGCCAGCAGTTACAGCTCTATCTTGAAATACAAACTCTCCATTAGCATCAACATATAAAGCCCCATACTCTGAGCTAGCCACAGTCTGCATAGCCCCTAGTGATGTGCGTAATGTGCCTGGATCATTTTGCAGTGTAGTTAAACCTGCATCAATATCACGCATAGTTGCTGGCCAATCAATTTCATCTAAAATCTGATTTATACGAGTGCCAGATAAATCGCCAGCACTAGCACCTGCCACAGTAGTGATCTGTGCATTTGAGGCTAATCTAAACGCATCTACAGCTTGTATGGTTGTGTAAGCCACTTCTGTAGCATCTTTAGGCTGGGTGTTAACATAGCTTGTAATAAAGCCTGAAAATATAGGATAAGTTACTGATGAGTAAGTTGCAGTAATCTGCACCTTTTTCATAGGTGTTAAAAATGTATAGTAAGGGCTAGATGGATTGGTCGGGTTAAAATCGCCATTTTGATCTACTATGCGCAGTGTTAATTGACCTGTCTGGAATTGATCAAATAGAGGATTGCGGCCTCTGGTAGTTTGTATAAAGTTAATTTGATCTGAGACATCAACAATAATGGCAGCTGAATCTTCTAATATATTTACATCTAATAAGCCAGTATCTAATATCATAGCCTGGGCAAAGGCTGGGCCAGTGCTAAAATTTATGTAAGCGTTAACTACTGGGACTGTCATTGAAACACTATAATCGATCCAGCAGGCGTTAAACCACCACCACCCTTTAATGTTGTGGCTACTGCATCTTGAATGTATTTAGTTAAATCTTGCTCGCTGCTTAATACTGCGCCTGTGTTGACTGTTACGCCTACATTTGTAGTGCCCTGGCTTGTTGGTGTTGTGCTTGGCCTGTATATGTCATTTAATGGATAAGCATATCGGCCAGTGCCAGCAGCAAAGTCAGCAGCCTCAGCTGATAGCCTTACAGAAGAAGCAGCCAAAGACATAGCAGAAGCCAAGTCTGATCCACCTTTAACAAATAAAGCAGTTAAGTTGGTGAACATAGCATCAAATTTATTAGGCATAGCATCTAACATAGCGGCTGCTTTTCGTGCGGCTTCGGCTAATAAATCGGCAGCTTGTTTAGCCAATAGGTCAGCATTTAATTTCTTGGCCAAGGCTTCATTATTGTCTAATATGGCTATCTTAGATTGGATGCGCATCTTAGTATCTTCATCAGTAGCCTCGTTTAGTGCCTTCATTAAACCTATGCGCTCAACGTCAAACTTCTCAGCTAGTTTGTCAACCTCGGTCTTAGCCTTTAATTGAGCGTTTTCTTGCTTGCGTAAGGTAGTTGCTGTCTGTAGGGCTTTAGACTCTTTGCGTAATTGATCCAGGTAAATACGGCTGGCTGATCTGCCTTCTCGATTAGATGGTGCTGTCTGTGCTCTTTGCTTTGCGCCTATCTCTGAGAATCCAGCAAGATAAGCACCTAATACTGGGATATTCTTAACATCAAATAACACGCCACCTACTTTGGTGTCGCCTAATTTTTTCAATTCTTTAACTAATACTGCGATACCAACTACTGCATCTGCTGTGCTAGTAGCAAAATCATCCATTAACTTTGTTGCACTGCTAATGCTAGTGTCTTTGCCTAATAATGACAGCGCATCTAATAAACCTTTACCAATAGTCTCTCTAGCTTCTTCGGTTGCAACTGTAAGCAAACCCATCTTGCCTGCATAAGTATCTAATCTAGCTGCTGACTGACCTGAAAACTTTTTGTTAAGTTCGGCCATAATCTTGTTCATATCGCCAGTCTTTAATGTGGCCTTGCTTATACCTGCACCTAATCTGCTTAGGCCTGTGGTGTTACCGCTAAAGCCACGTGTTAAAGCTGCGCTTACTTCGGTTAAAGACTTGCCTGTTGCTGCGCTTATGTTTAACGCTGTTTGTAAGGCATCTTGGCTCTTAGTAATAGACCCTGTAGCTGTTAGTAATTGCTGGAATGCTGGGCGCAACTCATCGTCTAATACGCCTGTTAATCTTTGTAGGTTGCCTATGTAGTTTTCAACACCTGGTGCACTGAATTGGTAACCTGTATTTCTTAATTGTACTTCTAAAGACTTAGCGGCCTTCTCATCGGCCATAAACGCATTGACAGCATTCTTGCTAAATTGTAATAACTTGCGTGCTGCAAACACGCTGGCAAAAGTCTTACCTAATTTGTTGACTTGTTGCTCAAATAAGGATATTTCTTTTTTACCCTTTTTAAGTGCTTTGCCATTAAAGGTGGC